GCAGGAGGCACAGCATATACTATCGAAGCAGCTACAGTCTTAACAATTACAGCAGCAAATATCTTAAACAAAGTTGCAGTAATTAAACAAAGACTTGATTTAGCAGAGAAGAATGGATTCTCGGCAGTACCAGATACAGACAGATTCCTAGTTTGTCCTCCAGAGTTTTACACGATACTCGTTCAAGGAACAGGAGTAGTCTTACATGTAGATGAAGCATATCAGGACTTAGTCAAAAAGGGTTATATGGGACAACTTCAAGGATTTAAACTCTTCCAGAGTAATAGATTAGCCGGTGATAATACAGACGGCTACTATGTACTTGCAGGACATTCTAATTGGCTGACATTTGCCGAGAAAGTATTAGACGCACGAATGGAAGAGGATATAATCGGAGACTTTGGTACAGCTTACAAAGACTTATTCGTTTACGGAGCTAAAGTGAAAGATATTAACAGACATCAAGCGGCATTAGGATTCTGGAAATTCTAAAGCTAAACACGATTTTACTCAAGCCTAGGCGAGCTTAAAAGCTTCCCCAAAAGTTGGCTAAAAAGAACGCCGACAGCCTAAGCAAAATCCCAAAATATATGCCAGTATTTAAAATAAAACAAGACTTATCAAAAGACACACAAGCAGAACTCGCTAGAATCGAGGCTAAATCTAGTGGATTAAGGACTACTACGGAAGCAAACTTCTTAACGGCTCTCTTGCCTTATAGAACAAATAGGGTGTTAAGATGGGATAATGACCGCATTGCAAGTCCTACAAACGAAACTCATCTATCTACGGATAATATTTTAGAAGCGGAAGGTAATACTCTTCCTACTGGAGATTCAGGCTTCAAGACAGGCGCTATCTTTTATGACCTTACCAAAACAGGAAGAAATGCTTATAGGAATACCGGAACAACAACTTCCGCTATTTGGAGTATAGTTGGAAGTGCAGTAGCTTCTCCATCACCATCCTTGAGTCCGTCAGCTTCGGCTAGCGCATCTCTATCGTCTAGTGCCAGCAGATCTGCTTCTGAATCTAAATCACAAAGTCCATCGGCTTCAGCCTCGAAGTCTCAAAGTCCATCGCCAAGTCTTTCACCTTCGTCTTCCGGTAGTGCGAGTGCGTCTAAATCACAAAGTCCATCGGCGTCAGAGTCAGCTAGTGCTAGTAAGTCAGCTTCAGCCAGTGCGTCAGCTTCTCTTAGCCCATCTGGTTCAGCTAGTGCAAGTGCCAGTAAATCTGCCAGCCCGTCAGGGAGTCTTAGTCCATCTGGTTCTCTTTCACCAAGTGCTTCATCATCGGCTAGTGCGTCTAAATCTGAAAGTGCTAGCGGAAGCGCTTCACTTTCGCCATCTGCCTCAAGCTCTGCATCTAGAAGCCCATCAGCTTCAAAGAGTCCTTCAGCCAGTGCATCTAAATCAGCCTCAAAGTCTGCCAGCCCATCAGGAAGTCAATCACCATCGGCTAGCGGTTCAAAGTCCGCAAGTAAATCAGCGAGTCCATCAGGTTCAGCTTCGCCATCAGCTAGTGCAAGTCCAAGTGCAAGTATAAGTTTCCCATGATAGAATAATAATATGAACCCAAATTTATCGAGTAATAACAAGTCAAAAAACATAACAACATTAGGTCTTACCAGCATTTCAGGTAAGCTGGTTTTAATTGCGATTGTTATAAATACTAAAGGAGGGTCTTCAAACACCGCAAAGATATACGATGATGCAAATGGAGAAGAAACACCTGAGAAGTTGAAAGCTACTATTGATACTACGGGGGCAGTAGTAAGGTTAGATTACGGAATTATTATGTATGAAGGAATAAATATACGGACTGCTACAGGTACTCCGGCCGATATAACAGTAGTCTACTCGGATACCCCTTGACATAATATATCCTTGAGATATATACTCCTAGTATGTTAGTTGCTCGCCTCTTTCGTATAAGAAAAGATCAAGATGACTTCCTAAGAGAACTCCCTGGTGAAGATGTTGCACACGTTAGAATAGCTTTAGATGATTATATTCAAAAGAAAAAAGTTCTAAATGTAAGTGCTTCACAATCTAAAAGAGGTGATGAAAATGTATAATCAACCGATAATAGAGGGAGAATTTTTGACACCAATTCCAAGAAAAAAGGGAGAGTCTATCACAATGTCGTTTTTAGATGCAATGGCTGAGATTATCGCAGGAAAGAAAGTAGCAAGAGTATCATGGGGAAATGCAGATTACTGTCTTATGAAAGACGGCTGGGTAAGTATTTTTACTAAAGATAAATTTCATACATGGACAATAAATGACGGTGATACCGAAGGAAATGACTGGTTTATTTTAAAGGAGAATAATTAATGATTGAACTAAGTGTAGTTATACCAAATTTCAACTCACCCTTTACCAGTAAGACTATGCAAGGTGTCTTAGATAATGCTAGTTGCGAGGTAGAAATAATTGTGAACGTAGAACAAGAGTGGCCAGAACCTCTTATAGAGGATGCTAGAGTCCACTATATCCATCATTCTTCTCCTATAGGTATGAGAGCCGGTATCAATGCTTGTGTAGCTCTGGCTAAGGGTAAATACATTATGAAGCTAGACGACCACTGTTTGGTAGGTAAAGACTTCGGAAAGATACTTATAGAGAATCATCAGCCCGATTGGGTGCAAGTACCTCAGAGGTTTGCTCTAAATGCGGAGGAATGGAAAATAGAAGAACGAACAGATGATAAGTATCCGATTGTTCAAATGTATCAGGATTTTCCCCGTAAAGGTAAAGCTAATGACGATGGCACGCATGGGGTTGAATGGCGGGAAAGAAGGAATCAAACTCAGGATCAAGATTTAGTAGAAAGTCCGTCAATGCAGGGGAGTTGCTGGTTTATGGAGAAAGAATACTTTAAGAAGTTAAATTTAATGGATGAGACAGGGTATGGTCAATTTGCACAGGAAGCGCAAGAAATAGGTTTTAAATGTTGGTTAAGTGGAGGAAAGCTTATGATTAACAAAAAGACGTTCTATGCCCATTTACATAAAGGGAATCATTATGGAAGATTCTATAAAATGCCAGGAGGTAATGTAGAAGCGGATAGTTGGGCTGCTGAACATTGGCTAAATAATAGAGAGCCGAATATGGTCCATACATTTGAGTGGCTAATAGACGAAAAATTTAAAGGTATGCCAGGATGGTCAGAAGATTGGAAAAAACAAGTTGAAGATATGGGGTGGATAAAATGAATTTACTAGAAGAATTGGGTATCAAATACGGCACAGATAAGATAGGTAAGCACAATTATTTGCCTGTCTACTTTGACCTATTCAAAAACAGACGGAATGAAGTCAAAAAGGTGCTTGAGATAGGGGTGGGAGAAGGGGCAGGGCTTCGTATGTTTCGTGATTTCTTTCCTAATGCTACGATATATGGTGCAGAGATTGATGAGAAAAGGATATTCAAAGAGGAGAGGATTGAAGTATTCAATTTTGATCAGAGTTCAGTTAAGAGTATTTACAAAAGCATAGATTTGCTAGGAGAACTCGATTTAGTTATTGATGATGGCTCCCACTACCCCTTAGACCAGATATTTACTTGCTATGGCATGATGCCATTTTTAAAGAAAGATGCTGTTTATATAATTGAAGACGTAGCTGATACAGACATTATTTCTATTCTTTCTAATAAATATTATGTAGATGTTAAAGAAGTAGGTAAAAGATATGATGACAGACTTTTGATAATAAAAAAATGAAAATAGCAATTATAGGCGTGAATCATATGGCGCAATCTTTCTCTTATTGCCTTGAGAGGATGGGTCATGAAATCACTTCTTTAGAGGAGTCTGGCGTGTGCTGGATAGCGATTGATACTCCTATTAAAGATGGCCGGGGAGATGTAGAGCCAGTATTTGAAGCGGCTAAAAAGATTAAATCTCAACTCAAAGATGTTTTAGTCATCTGCTCAAGCCAGATACCCGTTGGAACCTCTCAAGAGTTAATTAAAATACTAGGAGATAAAGTCAACTATGCTTATATTCCTGAACACATGAGAATGGGAAGAGGTATCTTTGACTTTATGAACCTTAAAGAAATAACAATCGGGGTAGATGATGATAAGAATAAGCATATTCTGTTAAATTTGTTTCACGATAAACAAGTTTTCTTCACTGGTATAGAAACTGCTGAAATGATTAAACACGCTACTAACGCTTACTTTGCTACTACCGTATCTTTTATCAACGACATAGCCGATATTTGTGAGCAGGTTGGAGCTGATGTAGCTGATGTTACTCACGCATTAAGGTCTGACTGGAGAATAGGTAAAGAAGCGTATTTAGACGTATCAGTAGGCTTTCGTGGGGGACACTTCGATAGGGATATAAATTACTTACAAGGTGTGGCTAAGGAAAAGGGAGTTGAAATTCCAATACTCAATGCTGTTATGGAGAAAAATCATAAACGCAGAGATAAGATTGTTAGTAAATTAATTGACTTATGAAATTCGCTTTAATAGGTGCAGGTAAACATGGGACTAGGTGGGCTGGAGTGCTTGGTGATTCACTGGCGGCTGTTGTTGATCCTAAGTCTAGTTCGATTAAATTAAAGGATGTATTGACGAATAAGGATATAGATGCTGTTTTAATTGCTACTCCCCATGAATCTCTAGCCCGTATAACATTACAGGCACTTGAAGCAGGTAAGCACGTTCTTTGCGAGAAGCCTGGGGCAATTAAATCAAGAGATATTTGGTTATTAGACCGTCTTGCAAAGGAAAAAGGATTAACTTATATGATCGGGTATAATTACCGCTTCCATGACGGATTTATTAAGGCCAGAAAGTTATTTGATAGGGGTGCAATAGGCAAACTTCTATTTATAAGGGCAAGTCATGGTTTCGGGGGAAGAAAAGGATATGAAAAAGAGTGGAGAATAGGTAAAGGTGGCGGACATTTGCGAGACCAGGGAGTTCACATGATAGATATGGCTAAGTCTTTTATGGGAAAGATTGATAAAGTACAAGGATTTAGGGCAGATACTTATTGGGGTTCGGGAACGGAAGATAATGCTTTTGTACTGCTTAAAAGCGGAAAAGTTATTGCTTCAATTCATAGTAGTTTAACTCAGTGGAAGAGGAAGCATACTTTTGAGATTTATGGCACTAAAGGATATTTGATAGTGGAAGGACTTGGTATGAGATATGGAGAACCTGAAAAACTGATAGTTGGCAAGCGTACAAAAGACCCGGATGTTGTAAAAGAGACAGTAATTAAATGCGATCCTATTGCCGACCACTCACTAGAGCTTGAGTTGAAAAATTTTATGTCGGGAACTTCAAATGCTATGGAGGCCTACGAAACATTAAAGATTGTAGAGGAAATATATGTGAAAAATAAGATATGAATAAAGTAAAAAATAAATTTCCGTTATATTGTCCAGAATGTGGAAGAAGGCTAACTTTAATAATAGATATTGAAAATGTTACATCATTTAATGAGTTTAGTGGTAGAAAAAAGGTTAGGTTTTCTGTTTGTTTGGCCTGTGGTAACTGTTTAGGTGATGAAGAAGGTATATCTCAATCGTGGCCATCAAATATT